ATCCGTGTTGAGGGTTTTGAGCGTATGAGAGCAAGGCTGTCAGGCTTTGTACAGAGGTATCCGAATGAAGTCAAAGCAGCGTTGAAGCAGGAAGCAGAAATCATTATGACGCAGTCAAAGAGGGAAGTACCTGTAGATACTGGAGCATTGAAGAACAGCGGATTCGTGTCAGAGCCTACACAGAGTGGTCAGAACATCTCAATCAAACTTGGTTATGGTGGAACATCCACTAAGGTTAATCCAAAGACTGGTGAAGTCACCACAGTGTATGCGATATACGTTCATGAGAACACTGCATGGCATCACAGAGTAGGTAAAGCCAAGTTCCTTGAAGACCCAATAATGAGGGCAAGAGAGAAACTCATGAACAGGATAGCATACCGTGTTAAGCGGTTGCTGGAATCAGGAGGTGTTGTATGAGAGTGAATAAAGTGGAAATACGAACTCATCCTGACCCAACAAGAACGAGGATATTCATCAATGGTGAGGAAGTCGAGAATTGCAGATGCATTGAATTCAAGGTTGAAGACGGTCAAGGACACCCAACCAGCATAAAACTTGAATTCGAAGGGTGTATCATCCAGATGAATTCTCAAGTTGGGGAGGTGACTGAAAATGGCTGAACCATTTGACATAACAGCTGACATCAAAGCCTTGCTAGCTGCAGTTACAACAGATGTGTATGGTGAATTACCTGCAGATAAGGAAATAGCATTCGCTATAGTCCACACAGGTGGCTACAACCCAGAGCACACCTTTGGTGCAAATACCAAAGCAGCCATAATTCATCCGTCGTTTCAGATAATGGCACGACATCCATCTGAACACCAGCTTCACGTATTGTGGATGGCTATAAAAGCAGCATTAGATGGTGTTACGAACTACACACCAGTCGGCACTACAAGGACTTACTTGTTTATAGAGCAGCAAGGTGATGTGTTTGACCTTGGCAGAGACCAAAACAGACGCCACCTTCAGTCTTTGAACTTTTCAACCTCAATAATCAATGCATACTAGGAAAGGAGTGAGTAAACATGGCATTCGTACATGGTAAGTCGATATTCGTGATGTTAAATGGCTACAACATCACAGGCTATCTAAACAAGATTGATTCACCGTATTCAGCCGATACAGCAGAGACAAGCACCTTCGGAAACGACAACAAGACATACTTGGCTGGCATGAAGGACGCAACATTGTCTGCAGAAGGTTTGTACGACGGTGATGTAGGAGCAGTTGACGAACAACTTAACACCGTACTATCAGGAGCAAACACAGTCAATAACATGATATGGTTTCCTGGAGGCAATGTGCTAGGTGGTATCGGATACGCACTAAGCATGATTCAAACAGCGTACTCAGTCATGGGTACAAAGGACGATGCAGTGAAAATCAGCATGGCAGGACATTCAAACGTGGGCAGAGAGCGTGTTAAGCTGATTAAGAAATACGAAGCTGTAACAGTTAATGGAACAACAACAGCCAATGACAACACAGCAGCTACATCAAACGGTGGTTCTGCTTACCTTGAACTGTACAGCACATCAGCAGTTGTAACAGTTACGATAGAGCATTCTACCGACAACTTTGCAACTGATACAACCACATTGGCTACATTCACATTGGCATCAGCCTTAACACATGAAAGGATTGTGTTTAGCGGTACAGTCAAGAGGTACACCAGAGTCAAATATGCATTTAATGGTGGTTCTGGAACAGCTACATTCGCAGTAGCGTTATGTAGGAAATAATCATTCACCTGAAGAAAGGAGTGAGCGTAATGGCATTCGTACATGGTAAATCGATTTACTGCAGCGTTGCAACGCATGATGTGTCACCTTATACCAATAAGGCTGACTTTCCAAGAGCGGCAGATACTGCAGAAACAAGTTGTTTCGGAACAACTGACAAGACCTATATTCCTGGATTAAAGGGAGGTACATTCGCAATTGAAGGCTTTTGGGATATCACACTTGATGGATGGCTTGACCCATTGCTTGGAATTGAGGTTGCTGTAGTGTATAGACCACAAGGAACTGGTGCTGGCAAAGTTCAGTATGCGTTCCAAGCTGTAATGACAGCCTACAACCCTCCTGGAAGTATAGGAGACGCTGTTAAATATTCAGCTTCATTTATCATCACTGGTGGCGTAACAAGAACTGTTCAATAAGACGGTATGTTAGGCTTCACAGAATCAATTTAAACCAACGATTAACCGATGGGTGGGTACTTTTCCATCCATCGGGTTAATCAAATAAGACGGCATGAAATTGTTGAAATTCAAATTTAGCGTTATGAAGAAGGAGAGTGACTTTTATGTCAATAAACAGGAGTCAAATCAATAGCAAGAAACCAATTAACGGTGAACCGTTCTTTGTCCCAGCTTGGGAAGGTGAGGTATGTATCAGAAAATGGTCAGGAACACAGAGAGCGTTATTGCTTGCAAGGGTATCCGATGTGTATGGACAGAACCAACTTGAAGGTATGGTTGCAGCTGGTGCAGAGAATGTGCAAGTTAACACTCAGGACTTTCCTAAGTTGTTTAAATTAATGGCTGAAATTGTGGCTGCAAGCCTATGTGACGAAGATGCTGTATGCTTGTATGACACAAACAACCCAGATGATGTGGCTGAAGTGGAAAACTTTGATGCAGACCTACTGCAGATGTTATTTGAGGAATGTGCAAAGAGGAATGGTTTGTTGGAGAACCAAATCAAGACTGAAATAAAAAACTCCGAAACCACCCAGAGCTAAGGTTTTACATGACATTGTGTAGAACACTGGGTGGTATGACGGTTGAGGAAATGCTTGACAGAATCAGTTCTTCCGAACTTGTGCAATGGCATGCATTGTACGAACTTGAAGCTGAAGAAGAAGAGTTCAGAAAGCAACAGCAGCAAACCGTGAATTCCTTCAGATAGGAGGTGAAGAAAATGCCAAACGGTGGGGATATAAATTATAATATCAATGTCAACGGTAGCAGTGCCGTAAACAACATCAACCGTATCAGCAGTGCATTCCAAAACCTGCAATCCATGGGAACTAAGCTTGCAGGACTGGGAGCAGCATTGAGTGCATCGGTTACAGCACCATTAATGGCAGCTGTTAAGGAGGGTATAAGCTTTGATTCAGCAATGGAACAGGCTCAGTCCAATTTCACAACAATGCTGGGAAGTGCAGAGAAAGCCAAGACCATGGTAGCAGACCTCAAGAAGTTCGCTGATAGCACACCCTTCGAGATGACTGACTTAATGGACGCTTCCAAGACCTTGCTTGCATTCGGACAAACAGCTGAGAGCGTAATGCCAAGTGTATCAATGATTGGTGACGTTGCCATGGGTAACAAGGAGAAATTCAAGTCATTGAGCCTTGCATACGCACAGATACAGGCAACTGGAAGGTTGATGGGACAAGACTTGTTACAGCTGGTTAACGCAGGGTTTAACCCATTGCAGATAATCAGTGAGAAGACTGGTAAGTCAATGTCTGAGTTGAAAGAGACCATGGAAAAAGGCGGTATCAGTGCTGAGACAGTCAGAAAGGCATTCGAGGTAGCGACGTCTTCAGGTGGGCGATTCTACAAAGCCATGGACACTGCATCAAAGACGTTTGATGGGCAAATGAGCACATTAAGGGATACATTAAAGACCACACTAGGAGCGGTAATGAAGCCATTGTTTGACATGATGACAAATGAGGTAATACCTCAGTTGACACAGAAGCTTAAACAGCTGCAGACGTGGTTTGAGGGTTTGAGTCCAACCGTCAAGAAGGTTGTGCTCATCGTAGGACTACTGCTAGCTGCACTTGGACCACTTTTACTCATCATAGGTGGCTTGATAATGGCGTTCAGTGCGGTAGCTGGTGTAATTAGTGCAATTGGAGCACCAGTCATCATAGCGGTTGTGGCAATTGGAGCATTGGTGGCAGCTTTGATATACCTATGGAACACATCAGAGCAGTTCAGGCAGGGAGTAGCAGTCATTTGGGACTTCATAGCAACAAAGATTGAAGCGGTAATCAACTACATCGGTCAATTGTGGAATCAGTACGGTGTTGTAATCATTGAAGCTATGATGTTGGCTTGGTCAGCATTCCTTGCATTCATGCAGCCAATCCTAGACTATTTTGCAAAGTTGTTTGTTGATTTGTGGCAGAACTTACAGCCTGTGTTTGGTGCAATCATGGATTTGTTCAAGGCACTTGGGGAATTATTCATGGCATTGTGGGATTTGGTCAGTCCAATCGTAAAGGCTATAGGAGTTGTCCTTTGGGCACTACTTGGTGTTGTGGTGGCAGTATTCAGTGGACTGGTAAAAGCACTAGCACCTGCATTAAAGTTCATCGTAGACGGTTTAACAAGCCTTGTATACGTTCTTAAAGCAGCAGCACAAGCATTGACTGGAGACTTTGGTGGTGCATGGGATTCACTGAAACAAGCTGGTAACAGTGCGAAGAGCATGTGGACAGACTTGGGAAATACAGTGTCTGGTGCAATCGAGGGAGTCAAGGGTGGTGCTGAAGCATACGCAGATGGCACAGTTGCAGCTATAGACAAGATAAACGCTGGTATGGGTAAGCTTAAAGGCGATTGGGCTAAGTCCACAGAAGGCAAAATGCCAACTCTTGGACAATACACTGGTAACAGTGCTTTGACGTTCAAGCCGATTACACTACCACGTATCAATGCAGATGGAGCAAAGGCAGACTTGAAGCAAGTGGACATGAATGCAGCTAAACTTGGTGAGACAGTAAAGACAACAGCAATAGACTTCAGCAAACTTGGTGATGAGACTGACAAGACTGGTAAGAAGGGCAAATCAGCTATGGAAGAACTTGCCGACAAGATGAAGGACGTAACCAAAGAGATAGTTGACCAAACAAAGTCGTTCAGCAGTTTCGTTGGTTTGTTCGACAAGGTACAGCGTTCGGGAACAGGTTCTGGAGCATCATTAACCAACAGACTCAGAAAGCAAGTCGAGGAAATGAAACAGTGGTCTCAGGCTTTGGCTACAATCCAAGGTAAACTTGGTGGAGGCAATGACGATTTCATGAATGAACTTCGCAAGATGGGTGCAGGCAGT